ATATTTTACCACATTTCCCTCTGCAAAACCCATCTGATTATCATGTATGTAATCAAAAGGTTCTATGTCAAAGTGATAGTGTACAGGGTCAGTAGTTTCTTTTACAGATTTATTATATGACTCAGTAAAACTATACTTTTTGTTTTCTTCTTTAGGTTTATCTGGTGTCTTATCTACTATTTCTTTTATACCCCACTTTGTCATCTGCATGTATTCTTCCCATGATAAATGAGCATAATTTGTGTTGTAGTCATTCCACATTGCTTGTGTAAAATCATAAGGGGCATCTGGGTTTTTCCATCCTGCTGCCATTTAGTCCTCCTCTATAGGTTCTATTGGTGTTAGTAATTCTCTCATCATCACAAATATAGGAGTTCTTTCTCCCATCCATGCTCCCTCAGTGTTGTATTCAAAATATTCTACTGCTTCCATGTACGCTTCATCCCCAACTACTTTTACCATTTCTAGTTTTTCTTCATTAGTCATTTTTTCTAGGTCATACTCTTTCTTTTTTTCTTTATAAAAATCTCTAGCAATTATTTCTATTGCTTTTTCTCTATCGTATACAGCGTAAGGTCCTTTATATTGTTGATAACCTAAACCTATGAATGCTTCTTTTAATCCATTATAGTATATGACTTCATCATCATTTTCTTCACAATGAAATACATCTTTACTAGACATCTTGTTCCCTACTCTTTCTAAGTTTATTTGCTTTTTGTTGTTGTCTTTTTATACTTTTAGGCACGAACTCTTGTTTTTGCCTGTAAGTATTTAATCTATCATCTTTTTGTAATTGTTTTTTAAAACGTCTTAATAGTTTTTCAAAAGTTTCGTTTTTCTTTAGGTTTACTTGCATTTAGCTCCAGTCTATATGTTCTTCTAGTTTAAAAATGTTTGTTTCTTTCTCGTCTGCATCCTTTTTTATAGCCCACGATGGATCACATATCTCCATATCTACCTCTAAAGGGATGTTAAGTGTGTTGTCTATCATCAAATCTTTCACTCTTGGGGCTACTTCATCAAATTCGTCTTCATGTATTTCACAAATAATCTCATCGTGCACCTGTAATAGTAAATTACTCTTTTTATTTTGTAAATATTTATGAACTTCAACCATTCTTTCACTCATGATATCAGCACTAGTGCCCTGAATTAAATAGTTTACACCTCGATAAGCGTAATCAGCCGGCACTTTGTATATTCTATTGTATCTACTACGCACTGTGCCTCTAGTTTTGATAGTCCTAACCACTGCATCAAAGAATCGTTTAGAGCCTTTCATGTTATTAAGGTATGTTGTCTTATAATTAGCCGCTTCAACAGGTGTTGTGTTAAGTTGCATAGATAATTTGTCTCTACCTATGCCATATATTACTCCAAACGTAATTGACTTAGCTAATTGTCTAAAAAACTTAAACTGTGGGTCAGATTCTTCAATATTAAAAGCAATTTTAGCCGCCTCACCATGAAAATCTACGTTTTCTTGTTTCATTAGCTCATTCATTTCATCATTATTAACATAATACATGAACACTCGCACTTCCATCTGTGAATAGTCGTATGCAACCATCTTATAACCGGGTCGTGGTATAAATAAATGCCGTATAGCAACTTGACGTGGGTCATATTGATTAAATTTGTCCCCACCTAAGAAACTCCACGTCCTAATAACATCATCAGTCAGTTCTGTTTGTGAGTTACCACCCTTACTGGAGATTAAAGCAGCGACTCTATCTTTAATATCAGTCTTGTCTGCATCCGATAGCTGTCTATCTTCAACATATACTACATCTCTAGGTATATTCTGTAAGTTTGGGTTCCTTGATGACAATCTACCTGTTACCGTACCCCAATTGCAGAAGTTAGTATGCAGAACAGGCATGTCTAAATAAGGCTCTATATAAGTCGCTCTATACTTATCTAATGTTCTGTATTGTCTTATCAACCCTGCAAGTGGATTATTGAGTTGAACCAACACTGCTTCATTCCACGCCTCAGCTCCTGTGCCTGTCCTAGCGGGAGAATGCACTCCCATGCCATTAAATATCTCTCCGATTTGTTTAGGACTACTAATATTAAACTCTTGTCCTGCTAATTCATATACCTTTAGTTTTAAGTCAGCAATTCTCTTAATCATTTTCTCGTGTGCTACTTTAGCATATTGATTATTAATAGGCACCCCACGTTTTTCCATGCAGTATAATGTCTTAGTCAGCTCACATTGAAACTCAAAAAGCTCTGTTTGTTTTGTTTCCTCTAGTTTTACCAACCTATCCTTGTATACCCTGCGTGTCCACTCAACATCTTTTATGCAGTAAGGACCTAAAACAGATGGTGGAGATAGTGAAAAGTCTTTATTCCATTTGTTTTTACGTAACACTTGTTTTGTGTCTATATCATATTGTCCAGCTTCTTCACCATAACTTCTATTGATAGTATCCGTTAAACTCAATTGGTTTATAGTAGTAGGTTCAGTCATTCTAACCATAACTAAAACATCGACTAGCTTCATGCTGTCTATATTTATACCCTCATTTTCTAAAAACTTAGCATCAAACTTTACGTTATAGCCTATCAGTGTCTTGCAATGTTCATTTATATATGCAACCAACGCCTCTAAATTACTTTGAGATAAATTAGGCTCATCTGACTGATGTCTAAAAGGAAAGTAATATGTAGCACTGTCGGACATATTGGTCAAACCTATACCACACAGTTGATTCATGTTATATGGGTCTAAGCCATTAGTCTCAACATCTATAATAAATTCTGATGTTTTAGGTAATGAAAGTAGTGTGTTGTCAAATGTGTCTTTAGTTACTATCATTGGATTAAACAAGCCCCCCGGTAGGACATCAACCGAGGGACTTATAGTTATGGAGGTCCCCATTAAAAGGGCATATCGTCATCATCATCAACTGACACAGCTGTATCAGGGACTGATGTATCTACACTGCTGCCATATCGCTGGTTTAAGTATTCTTTCATAGGCATTAGATTCTTAACCTCAGCTTGTTTATCTTCTGGCAACTCATGCTCTTTGTTAGTATTAGTAACGGTGTACGTGGTATCTATTGATGCACCACGTCTTTTGACTGACAGTACAAACTTATTGAGGGTGCCTACTTCGTTGTATACATCTACAACTTGTCCCCAATTACCATTACCTCTACCAAATTTTAGGGAAAATACTTTAAAGTCATTTACGACCTCTTTATATTTCTTAGTGCCTGTAGGGCTTACTACTTCTTCCCATGTATCAACTCTTTTTTCGTTGTGCATGATGTCAGTAACATATACCCACAGTGCAAATTTTCTACTCGGTAGTCTTCTTCTACCATCTTCCCAATGCATAGCTTCGCTTGGAACATCCTCTACAGGTTCTCCATCTACTACTAACACTGATTTGATTCTTTTTTCAGGACCGCTTTGAAATTCATACACTTCAAATTCCTCTAAATACGGGTCGCCTTCTTGACCTGTAGCCGCAGGCAACATGAAAACTTGGTCTCCATCTTTCAACCAAATCTCTTTACCGCTATTTGATTGTGTTGACATAGCAGTCGTTCTTTTATTTAAGTTATCTTGTATCATACTGATTCCAGACATATATCCTCCTTACCAGTACTGTCTATTGTTTATTATATTTTTTAGTATATCATATGATCTGACATCCTGCACATCTTTGTACCCGTCAGGTATTTCAATGTATGACAATGCAATTTTGTGTCTTAGCTCGTAGTCTAATCTTGCACTACCAGTTTGTCCAGCACTATCATTATCTAAGCATACCACAATTTCTTTGGTTGGTAAACTTAATAATAATTCTATTTGTCGTTTTGAAGGAACTGCACCTAAAATAGAAACGGCATGAAATCCTAATTGATTCAACCATATCGCATCTAGTGGACCTTCTGTTACACACACCATCTCGGTATTTAATTCTAGTTGGTTCTGACCAAATAGTATATGTGATTTTTTAAACCCTTTTGAATATAAATACTTCGGTATTTGATTCTCTTGTCTAATAACCCACCCAACTGTTCTGTTGTCCTGATCTAGCATCGGAATAACTAAACCATTACTACCTGTAACACCACAGTGCCATTTTTTCATGCTTTGTTTTGTAAAATCTCTATCAAATATCCACTGTGGGACACTACCTAATTTGTATGGTATGTCAACCTCTGACAATGTTGTCTCTTCTACTTCTTCAACAAATGTAAATAAATCATCTTCTATGATAGTTTTGTATTTACTTAGATAGTCTGTAACTTCATAGTATTGCCAATCTTTATACTTTCTAATAAAACTTATCAATCCACCTTGTCCGCACCCTGCAAAACATATCCATAGACCCTTATCAACATTTATTGAACAAGACTCGCTTGTATCGTGATGAAAAGGGCAAAGAATAGATATTTGACTACCACCGCTAGGCATGTCAACACCTAAATTTAATAAAGCTCTTGTCCAGTCTATGCTACTGTTAGTTGATTCTGTAGACAAAACCATCTGACTCCTTCCAAAACTCTCCCATTTGTTTAGGGAACGTAGTTCCACATTGAAAACAATACGGATCATTCTTAACTAAACCTAATATAGGCTTAAGTAAAAGTGAATTAGGGTCAATAATAGTCAACCCTATCGGTAGCTTTCCGTGTGCAGAACATTTTCCACACTTATATTTTTTAGATAAACGACTCATTATTCTCCTCAATTCTACCTTTATCAACGTCCCAGATAAATTCAGCTTCTCTACCACCTAAATCCCCGTCTCTGTATTTTTGGAACGCTATTTCTCTTAATTTTGGCTCACCCTCTACCATACACATAGATACTGCTACATCAGAAGCACGTATTAATGCATCACCAAATGCTACTTGACTCGCAGTTGGTTGTGTATACATATTAGCTGCATCTCGAGTTGCTTGTGTAGAAGCTATTACAGTTGTGTTTGTAGATAGTGCCATTGTTTTTAAACCATAAAATAGTGAGTGTGACTGTTCCCATGCTGCTTTATTAGAGTCATGAGTAGATACTAAGTAAACACCATCAATTATTAATACTTGCGGCTTGTATTTTCGTACTAAGTTAGTAATACTTGGTAATGATATACTATCTTCTCCGCTTATATGGTCACACACTAACAAGTTTTTAAAATTAGTCTTCTGTAAAAACTCTTTATATTTTTCTTCGTCAATTTTATACCCAGTCCTTAGTGCTGTATGAGAAAGTTCGTACCCTGTTGAATGTGCTAACAACACATCCATCCTCAATGCTATTGATGAAGTAGGCATTTCAGTAGATACTAACAGGGTTTTGTGCCCACTAAGTATTGCATCTGCTGCTAACTTACAACACAACCATGTCTTACCCACAGTTGGACGTGCATACGCTGTAATTAAATCACCTTTTTGCCAACCCACACCTGTAGCGTTAACCATTCTAAAAGGTGTTCTTATACCAATTAAGTCGTCCCCCATCTTTCGTATGCTACTTCTTTTTTGCCACTCTTCATATCTATCAATACCGCCTGTATCATACTGATTAACGTCTGCATCATGTAATATTTCTACATCGTTTAGGCTATCCATTATTGTGCCTAGAGCTTTTTTTGGATTTTCTCTAAGTAACGTCTTGTTATTAGCAAACGCATTTACAATATGTCTAAACATAACCTGTTTACTAAATTCACTTAGTGCATAATTAAAATTAATTGACTGTGCCTCTGGTTTTAACGTGTTAAATTTTTCTAACAGTAACTCTGTCTTTGGAAATTCTTTATACTCATCAATATGTTCTTGGATAAACAAATATGCATCTGCATGTTCTACAAAGTCTTTGCCACTGTAGGTGAATTGCTTGTAATTACCAGCATCACACAATCCGAAGATGATGCCTGACTCTATAAAATTGTAATTTTCCAATATTATTTCTCTTCGTTTAACTTGTTCCGTAAAGACTTCTTTACTTTGTATATCGAATAGTTTACCACAGTTTCTTTACCATTGACATGTTTTGTTTTGGATAGTTCTTTTAAGTTTTCTTCAATGGTTTTCATAGTCTTATTCATAAACTTGTCTTTTAAGAACTGTTTTTCCCCCTCATCAAGCCCTAATGACTCTAAATAATCTATAAATTCTACCTCATCTAAGTTTTCGTCTAATTGTTTTACAAAGTCACTTAGTTTATAGCTACCTTCACCAGCGTCATCACTTGTAGTGGCATCTAAACTTTGTCCATGTATTTTTTTACTCGCTTGTACCCATAAAGTTTTTAGTCTATTTACCATAGCCGTGTGTAAATATGTGTGAAAAATAGCATTTCTGTTCGGTTTATACAATTTAGCTGCTTTTAAAACTATCATGCGTAGTTCTTGAGCTAAATCATCGCGGTCATGCCCCTGTATATAAATATTAGATAACATCCTATTTATTTTAGGTTCCCACTGTAATATTAAATCATTGTCTATTTTCATTTTGATTATGTTTTCTATAATTTTGATAGCACTCTGTAGTGCAATAAACATTTTTTAGTTTTAATCTTACCCCTTGATTCACCCGTTTTCTAATTCTATAAAAAATTGCTCTACACCAATTGCACTTTAGTCTCACTCGTTTCCAAGCAAAAGCACAAGCACCTGCGTGAACCTTTCCCCGACTTCGCTGCCCTTTTAAAATTGGTTCATCACATACTTTACAGTATACCACATTTTTAGCTTTAGGTACGTTTGTTTGTAGATTATTTTTAAGTAAAACTCTTCGTGCATAGGACACGTCTACCCCTACTTGTCTTGCAATTTCAGATGTAGACATGAAAGGATTGTTTTTTCGTAATCTTACAACCTTATTCTTTGGCTTCATTTTTTAGATCGTCTATTTCTTGTCTTAACTTTTTAAGCTCTTGTAAAAGTAAAACTGATAACAATGAATATTTAACCGATTCTACTTGCCCATCTTCATTATATGATACCAACTCAGGTACAAATTCTTCAACTTCCTCAGCTATCAAGCCAAAGTCTATTTTTTCTGGTGTCTTTTTATTATTAAAAGTGCTTGGTTTTAAATTGTACAATTTATTCGTGTCTACTTCTAATTCTCTAATATTTTCTTTATATCTAGCTGAACTAGTTATCTTAATAACTTTACCAGCACTGCTAATTTGAAGATCAAAGTCTGATGATGAAAGACCCGTTGGATTTAAAAATAGTTCTTTCCATCTAAAATTAGTGCTACCACTGCCTCCCGTAACAGTGCCTAAGTTATATGTATCGTCTGCAGTAGGCACCCAACTATTGTTTATGTCTCCTGCCAACATGTTACCACCTATTACAAATGGTGGCTGTCCATCTTCATCTACAGCAAGTCCTGAGTAAGTTGTTGAACCATCTTGTTTTCTTGAACCCCCTATTTGTATAAGTGGGATAATTTTAGCTTTCGCCCCATCTGATGCAGAATTGTGTGTGTTAGTTTTTGACCCCCAAATTTTTGCAACAGTTAATCTTTGCTGTGAATACGGAAAAGTATTAGTAGTAGAAGATTCTCTCCCACCTCTACCGTTTCTTAATTCATACGCAACTTCTGTAGAAATTTGAAACGCTGTTGTACTTGCTTCTGGTTCAAAATACAGAATATATCTTTCATCTGCCATACCGTCATTGTCAGTATCATTACCAGTTATTGAGAACCCTGTAGTATCGCCTGCAGCTATATCATAAGTTTCACCATTATAATATAAAAGACCTTCAGTCCAGTTTGCTGCTATGCCTTTTCCAGCCCCGCTTGTGAATCCCGGTGCGATTCTGCCAGTATAATGGGCTACATTACTATATGTAAAAGGTGAAAAACTGCCTGCATAGTCATCATCTACATAATCATCTAAGTTATTTATTGATGGTCTATATGCAGAGATTGTGTCTTGAGCTGATGATCCCCTTAACCCTAATGTTTCTATATCTGTATAAGATGTTTCAGCAGTTTCTGTGTATACTAATGATGTAACAACCATTCTACCACCCTTTGTTATATCAATATTTTGATGTGGGGCTTGTACTGATACGGTCATACCTGCTCTAAGAGGCACATACATTCTCACATAATCATTAGCAGCTAAATTACCCGTGTTTAACACAGTGGTAAATGCATCATTAGTTGTTTTAGCAATATATCCATAAGCTGCTGCAACTCCATTTTCGCCTGTAAGTTTTAATATGGAATGCCCTGCTCTGAGTCCAAACGCTTCAAGCCCCGAAACAGGACCCGTAGAATCCAAATTTAATCCATTACTACTAGCATCTGCATCTGTAACCTCGTTTATAGTGTATGATCCACTACTTGTAGTGGTAATTGTGTCACTACCTGTAAGTTGATTTTCAATAGATTGATAAGGGTAGTTTCTGTCCACTTGCATTCTACCTCTTACTTTAGGCATCATAGATTGTTGTATTCTAGCAGCAACTGCTTCTCTAATATTATGATAGTTGTCTTCCATACCAAAGTCCATATTAATAACAATCTTTTCTTCCTTAACTGTTTGAGGTCTAAACGGATCTACATCCTCAGTGCTCGTACTATCTGTTAATGTAAAGTAATCATTGTTGGAAACTTTATTTAAATATAATTTTTCCCCTGCTACTACGTCTGAGTTAGCTCTTCTAGTGCTAGTTCCAGACAATAAAGCAAACCCAGTTCTAGCAGCTTCATCGCCAGCACTTATAACTACGTTACTTGCATACTGTAAATAACCTATTAAGTTTCCAGAGCCGTCAACTACTCTACTTTCAAAGTCAGTTTCACCACCTATGTTTAAATTAGGGTCATGCACGCCGTGTTTATCACGTCTGTCACCTGCGTTAGCTGTGGTATCAGGAGCCGCTACTAATGCTTTACCTACATTACCAGTAGTTTCATAAGCGGTATTCAAAGCATTGTTTGTGTTTTTAACATTTTTGTAGTTGAATACTTCCATCTCAAGTTGTCTAAGCACGCCTTGTTTATCCCTATATCTAACATTAATTATGTTTACTTGTTCTATATCTAAGTTATCAAAAGATGCTCCGGGTTTCATCAATCTTGTATTACCATCTTCAGAAACCGCGGTGCTATCATCATGGTGTATTCTAAGTACAGGTGACATTGGAGTAGTGCTTTGGGGTATTCCGGGATAATGACTAGATTGAAAATAGTTAAACATAACTGGTGGTTTGTGTGCAGCAGAAAAACTAGTTTGGTTTGGATCAATATAATATGTATATCCAAATCTATTACCTACAGTTTCATCAGATAATGCTAATCTAGTAATTCCTTTTAAGACACTTTGATTAGAAACCCCTAAACTAAAATTATGCGTAATACCATTTGTTTTTTTTGAGTTTTTAGATGGGTCAAATCTGACGGTGCTACCTGAAACAGTTTCTACAGTGGTAGTATTTGCACCTACTCCTAATGTAGTTGTATCGCCAGCATGTTGAAATCGTTGGATATAGGCTTGTATTATTTCAGATATTTTATAAAAACCCGCACTAGATTGATTTATACCACCATTTGCAACAGTTACAGCAGACCCATTAGCATCACAGAGTTTAACTACAGCGTCTTCACCTGTAAGTTTGCTTCTACCCATTTCATATAAAGAGTCATATGCCGTAATATCTATTGTATTACCTTCTGCAAGAGCATGTTGTTTTGTGACTCTAGCGATTTTACCACTAAATAACACAGAGTAATTTGCACCATCTACAACTTTTATGGGTGTTTTTTCTATTAATAGACCCTCTAAGTCCCCTACATTATATCTTGACGTTTGTGGAGGATTAGTGAATACAGCTTCTAACATTCTAGCTTCGTATATATTATCAGTGATAGTCATAGCCTGAGCTAATGTAGTTCCCGCAGTAAAATCTTTTATTTCAGTCCATCCAAATATCTTCGCTCCTGTTAAATGTTGAACTGCAGTACCACCTATACTACCAATTTTTGCATGTGTATGTTCACCTCTAGCAACAGTAATACTTGTATCTGTTCTACCACTACAAGCGGTGACTTTCATCATCTCTGAGTCTATAAGGATGTCCATGCCTTGTTCAATTCTATGCCCAGTAGAGTCACTTTCACCATTAAATCTATCCGCTCTGACTGTTATGGCTGTTCTAGAATTAGATATACCAGTTCCAGCACCCCCACCACCATCATCTGATGTGTCGTTTAACTCACCAATCTGAGTCCAGATATATATTTGCGATTGTTTTTTAGTTAATGGATCTGTCATTATGTACCCGATTTCCTTAATTCACTAGAAAAAACTAATGTAAACGCAAATCTATCTTCAGTAGCAGGAGCTAAATCAAATCTAGCCTGAGATATAGCACCTCTATATTCTGCAACTGATGTTGATGTTCCATCTGAGATTATTACTTCAATCGGTTGTGTATTCTTATCAAAAAATTTACTTGTTACAAAGTCCTCTAAGTTTTCTTTACTAGGCACTACATAAGTTGAACTACTGTCTTTAGTTGGACCAGTCACGTTTTCAGTTGAACCCGGAGCTGTTGTATCCACTAAACCACTAATTGTAATTGTTGGTCTTATGTGTCCAAAGTCTAATAATATAGGTTGTCCACCTTGAGGTAAAGGTGTTTGCACTGGGGTTTTAACATAGTTAACTGAAAAAGCGTCAGCCTTCAATGCATACCTTAACGCTGAACCATCTGTTTCTCCGCTAAATAATAGTATTGATAATGCGTCTGCCATTCTTTATCTCCCCGCCATTGATCTACCAACGGCTCTATCATAATCATACAAGTTTGTATTACCCGATGCTACAAAGGATGCGGTATCAGAAACAGGGAATGCTAAAGCACGGTCATATGTTTCAGCTCTAGCTGGTGGAGCTGGTGCACTATCTCCTGCAGTAAATGATCCCGGAGCTCTCATACCACCTTCGCCTCCAAATATTCTAGGTGATAAGAACTTTTGAAAACCTAAACCACCTAAAGCACCCCCAAGTATTACACCAATAGGGGAACCTGCCGTAGCTAATCCACCTAACACTGCACCTAATGATGCGAATATAGTTGTCATCATAAAGTCAGCTAACGCAATAATTCCAGCTTCTATTCCAGATGTTTCAAATATGTTTGCAATACTAAGACCACTAAAAATTAAGCTGATAAAACTAACACCTTTAATAAAGCCTGTTAATTTACCTATTGTACCTTGCATTAATGATCCCACAGTAGATGTTACAACAGTTTTTGCACCTGTTTGTAAAGCTCTAAATATACCAGATCCTAATACAGTCGCCCCTAATCCGGCAATAATGTCAGATAATCTTAGTCTACCGTCAGCAGACACACCGTCTTTGTCAAATAAACTAAATACTGGTGCACCTATGTTTGCCACTGATTGATAAATTTGAGCTAAGAAACCACCAACATTTTTAATTCCTGTTGCTATTTGGCTTGTTAAGCTAGATATAAAGTTTACATAACCCGGACCTCTGCTACCTATAAATGTTAAAACATTTGCAAAAGCAGGCATGAGTGGGGCTAAAGTAATATCAATAAATGCTCCTAACAATTGAAACAAAGCACCAATAGTACCAGTGAATACCTGCGAGTTTTTGAGTAGTGCGGCTATACTAAACTGCACACCTACCAAAGCAGCTAAACTCTTTGTCTGAGTTTGTAACTGTCTTCTTTGGTTGTCTCTAGTTTCTCGTGTGTCTCCTCCAGTGACTCCTAAAGGGTTACCCCCTTGGATAGCAGCAGTTGTAGCTGCATCAGCCATCAATTGAAACCTTATGTCATACTGTTCTGCCATTTATTAATATCCTCTTGGACGTTGTGGATGAGATGAAGCTGCTTGTTGATGCATAGCATTTCTTTCCATTTGCTCGTTTTTAAACGCATGAAAAGATGCATTTGTTGCTAACAACAATGTAACTTCTACATCCGATAAATTTTTTATTTCTGTATATGTTAATCCCATCTCTAGTAGTGTCAACGCGGTTGAAAAGTGTGTAAACAGGATCGATTCCTTTGTTGACACCTTTATCCCTCTTAGAAACCGATCTATCCTTTTTTTACTACATCAACCTCTTTGAAACTAGCATCAAATGCTGATGGAACTAACTTTTCTAAAGCTGCTCCTAAATCCGCATTGATTGAGTGTAAAAACTCATCTGTAGTTTTACCCCAAGGAGCTTCTACAATTATTGCTTTTAACACCTCTTTTATATAGTTTCCGCTATCAAAAGAAGAATTACCTTCTGTGTCAAACTTCATACAGTTTGCGATCAACTCATTTTTAAGTTGCCATGTCATTGGCTTAACCACCACATCAAACTCATCATCATTTACCTTAACAGTATAAGTCTGATTATCTTTACTTATCTTATACTTCTCTATGTCAAAAGGTTGCTTTGCTGGACTTGACTCTGTTGTCATATATACCTCCTATGTGTATACGTATTCTGAATCCGTTACTATTATTTTTAAGTTTCTACAACTAAACTCTGCACCTACTTGTAGTATAGGCTCACCACTGATTGGGTGTGGAGCCGCTGTTAAGAATGCACCATTTCCATTTTCACCATTAGAATCTGGTAATCCTACATCAGCACCAGTTGTTTCATCCCCTGAAGTGTAATCTGCTGGTATTAATATTTGAATACTATCATTAGTACCTCTAGTGAAAGTAAGTTCAATATTAAATCCTTCCATTCCGCTTCCATAGTTACCTTCCATAAGTAATTGTTTAAAGAACTCTGTTGCTGAATCTCTGCTTATACCTGTAGCGGATGCCGCTGTGTCTGGTAAAGCAAGGGTACAAGATAATCCGTAACTTCTTCTTCCCTCTCTAATTTCAGCTGGACCTCTTTGTCTGCCGAATCTAGGAGCAATATAATATCTAGCTTCTTCACCATTTGTAATTCCTAAGTTAAAACTTCTAACTCTAGCAAATTCTTGTCCCATAATTTTAACTTGTCCTTGTGAAAAGTAATATGGTTCAGTAGTAGGTAATGATATGTCACCGCTAGTAATTTTTAACATATCAGTAAATCTTGGCATGCCTGCAGCAAAAGAGTCGCCACTAAATATACCTGTGTTATTAGCTTCAGACCCCGGATTCACGTTAGGCTGTGATACGTTTTCTTGATTATGGAAAGCATCTAAGAACTGTACACTATCCCAACCAGTCATCAACATACCACCCTCATCTGCAGAAATATTACAAGAACCTACAAAGCCTCCTACATATCTTCTATCAAAATCATTAGCAGCTGTTTCACCACTATCTCTCATATGTACATGCCATGACATTGTATCTAATATACTTGCCTCATCTATATGATGTTTTACTGTCGCACCGCTACTTACTTCTCTAGCAGCTGAATCATTAGGGTGGTCAAACCTAAAAGGTTTTTCTAATCTTGCCACGTTTGTACTTGGAAATGCAGCAATTCTTTGTATTTCTTGACCCACAGAAGTACCAGTCGTTGTTGTTGGGGCTGAATCATCTTTGCTAAAACATATGTAATCTCCAGCACTATAACCATGACCCGCATCTAATGTTACATAAATATCACCTTTGCTTACAGCACCATCAATATCTGTGGTTGCAGACTCTACTGCAGATGGGATATCAGATACAGTACCTATTGCCCATCTAAGCGGTTTACCATTCAGTGCTATAAAGCTCGGTAAAGAACCTGTAAATGATTGTGCTCCAACATACATCTTTGTCCAGTCTCTTTTTGAAGCTGTTCCTAAAAAGTATCTTGGTTCAAAAGAAGGAGTCATATCTGGCACTGTAACTGACTCGTATACACCCGGAACTTCGGTAATTATCTTGTGAGCTTGTGTAGTGCTGGCAGCAGATATCTCAGTTACAGTAGTATTATCTACATGGTTAAAAGCTAAAGGTCTATCAAAGAACATAGTCTGGTTGTTAGCTGATAAATCAGTGCCATGTACTATTCTTCTGACTTCATAAGGAGCTGCTGTAGAACTACTAGCATCACTTGTTGATGTACCCGGACCTATTCTAACCATATCTCCAACTACAAATGGACCATTTGCTATGCCATCATATTCAACTTGCGATGTTCCTGCAGTTACTGCACCTTTTATATCGCAGTGAGTTGATGTTAAAGTTCCGTTATTTAATTCTGGGTCTCCTCCCGGAGCCGCTTCCATTGCATATGTTAATTGTGATTGATCACTTCGAAATACTGCCATTATATTTCCTCCTACATGTATATTATACTACAAAACCTTACGTTTCTAAAGTAATGGCACTGTTAACCAGCTGAACTGATACTGTGCCTGCCCACAAATTAGCTTGGGCGTTTGTTTGTTCATTAAAATCCATAAATTGAATACGTTGAAAGTTAGTTAAACTGTGTATTCTTGCGTGACAAATACGTCTAATTTCTCTCATTACATCATATAAACGCTGTCTGCTAGTATTAGTGTATATTTCTAGCGTAATATTGTATACTCTATTTCCGAACTTTCTGTTTCCAATAGGTATTTCTTGTAAAGCGGGTCCTGATGGTCTAGCTACAATTTGGTCGTTTACATTTAAATTATATCTCATGGGTTCACCTGCCCCAGTTACTTCAATAAAACCCGGTTTTTTAGATGTGCCACTAACATTACTAAAAGTCCACTGACCTTCTAAGTCTGTTATAAATTCATTTACTGGTACTGGTTCAGTAGGCATCTAGAATATCTCCACGCGTTTAAGTGACTCTATACCCTCTGCTACCTCAACTTGAAATAGCTGTAATTTTTGTTGTAATGGCACCCTATCCATACCACTTACTGCTAAGTTGCCAAAGTCAGAGTTTTTTAGTATTTCTATCGCCGCTAATTTTTTAGTTATTTCAGTAACAAACGGACCTTCACGCACATCTGTTCCTATGTTTCTACCGTATAAGTATTTTAATTTTACAGGCATTATAAATTCACCACCACCAAATCTAAAAGTAGGTGTGTTAAATCCTCTAAATCTTGCAGGTAAAAAGAAATATCTAGAGAAATGTATCATTCCAGTATCTCTAACTAAAAAGTAATCTTTGTCTCTACCTTTGCTTCTTACATCAAATTCAGAACCGTCCCACACTGCTAGCTCTAATATTTTATAAGGATCTGGTCTATCAGGTTTAAATCCAAATATATTAAAGTCATGTTTTTCATCTGCAACATAATTCATTCTCCAAGACTTTCTAGTTTGGTAATCTAATTGAGCTTGAGCTCCATGGATGTATGTTTCTACAGTGGCTTTAGTCGGAACAGTTGTAGTGGTAAAGTCTGATGTGCCTGTTACATTTGCAAGTTGTAATAATTCAAATACTTCTTGTGTGGTGCAATATGCTTCTACAGGTCTTTTTCTAATGTTTTTAACAGTTGCACCAGTGGTTATACCATTTGGAGCACTTATTCTTATCCAATATGCGGACTGCCCTTCATCAACAGTTGTTTTAGCCCAGTCACTTATTACTCTTATTGGAAAGATTTCTACACCATCTCCTGCAAATCCATAAGCATCTCCAGAGTATGTACCATCATCATTGTCATCTAAATTAAATTCTTGGGTATCAGGAATAAATTCTTTGAAAGTAGACCCGTTGAAATACTCATATTTTAAAGGTGCTGTGTAACTGCCGGGAGTATCTATGTCAAACACCGCCATATCAAATTTAGCATCGTCTCCTAAATATAAAAAATCGTCAGTACCCTCTATCACTGAAAATGATGTGCCAGTAATAGACCGTGCTTCTAAATCTCTATTAGTAAAAACACCTCCACCAGTATCAATTCTAACATAATCAAATTGTTCATTTGCCACTGTAGGCATTGGCTAACCCTCCGAGTTTTCCTCCGTTGTTTCTTCAGGCTTTTCTTCTACTTGTTCTTCTGGGGCTTCTACACCAAGTTTACCTCTTAAATAAGCAGCGGCTCCATCTACTTGCTGTATTCTTGCTACTAGCACTTGGCGTTGATTACTAAGAGTATTTAACTGCT